CCCTCGTCGATACCAGCCGTGCCGGCGCCGGGGATGATGCCGCCGTTGGTGGGCAGGCGACCCGTGCTGGCGGCGATGGCTGCGTCCATCTCGGGGATTTCCCGGATGATCACGCCGTCCCACACCAGAGAACCGCCGGTGAACAGCGGGTTGGTTTCCACGCCACGGACGCGGGCGTCACGGTTGGCTTGCACCATCGTGGCGTCGTTGGCCAGGTCACGGAAGCTGCGCGGGTTGGCAAAGAGCAGGAACCACTCTTCGTCTTCCTCGCGGGTGCGCGTCGGGGTGATGCGCGGCGAGGCCGATTGAGCCATCCGCTTGGCCAGCGAGATCAAGCCCGGGGTGAGCTTGTCGTTCGTGCTGTCCACAGTGGCCAGGGCCGTGGCCATGACGCCGGACGAGCCGTTGGCCTTGGACGAGCCGAACAGCACCCGATCAGCGTTGGCAACGAGCCAGGCGTTCTTTTCCGCCGCGGTGGCCAGTTCGTACTGGATCATCGTGCCGCCGGCGTTCGGAACGGACTTCAGCGCCTTGATCACGTCTTCGCGCATGCGCTCCTGGGCCCACATCTTCAGGCCCGGGCGTGCGGCTTCGCGGATGTCGATGGCAGACTTCTGCTCGTCCCAGTCGGTGACCACGACGGCATTGCGCAGCGGGGCGACAGCAACAGCCATCGAGCGCATGTCCAGCTCGGCTTCGTTGCCTTCCAGCACGGTGTTGCCAGTGACGCCACCCGTCAGGGCGCGCACGCTGGCGAAGGTAACGCGGTCACCCGGCTTGCGGCTCAGGTCTTCCTTGACCTGAATGACGTTCGACGGGCTGGTGCCCATGTAACGCTTGAAGCGGTTGTCGCGGATGTATTCGGAGAAGAACTTGTCGTCCCAGATTTGCGGGGTCAAACCAGTCCGCGCGGTAGATTCAGCCATTTATGGCCTCCTAATTTGGAAAAAGGGCGTCGATAGGCGTGGGTCCGGTGAACGTGGTGCCTCGGGCACCAGCGCTGCGGGCGCCAGCCAGTGATTGCGGAATCTGCGGAGCTGCGGGGGCGGCGGACTGTTGGAGAGAAGCGCGGATTTCGGCTTCGACCTTGGCGCGGTACGCCACCGGGTCGTTGCCAATCTCTGCGGCAAACTTCATGCGCTTGCCTTCGTCGTAGGCAAACTTCCACGGGTGTGGATGCGCGTTCATCTGCGCGGCCAGTGCGGGGTTTTTCCTGGCCTCTTCCGTGAACACGGCAACCACGTCATCTAGGTCTGCGAACTTGTCGCGGGCCAGCATTTCCGAGGTGTTGAAGCGTTCATTGACCATCTGCTGCTGCAGCGACACCAGAGGGTCCTGCGGCTCGCGCGGCTCTTGAGGGCGCTCCTGCATCCGCTCGCGCAGCTGCTTGGCTTCCTCTTCAAACCGGATGGCCTTCTCTTTCCAGTCCTGTCGTCCCTTGCGCTCTGCTTCAAGCGCTGCGAGCGGTACATGCTTTTCCGTGTCTGGTGCTGGCGGCGCACCTGCTCCCTCGGCTGGCTCCGTTGTCGGTTCCTGCGTTGGTTGCTCGCCCTGCGACGGGTTCGGCTGTTCGGCCTTGTCGTCAAACACGCTTTCCATGTCCATATCGCTACCTCTCACGCCCGATGAATGCCCGGCGGCGGCCGTCAACGCCCGAAACCCCGGCGGCGGGACGCAAAAAAGCCGCCGAGGTTTCCCAGGGCGGCTGTGATGCGTGATGAAACTTGTGTCTAGATCAGCGGTTCTTCAGGCGGCAGCATCGGCTGCTCCTGCGCCTGGTCTGGCATGGGCATTGGCATGGGCTCTGCCGGCTGGGCCGGCGGCCCGCCAATGACTTGCTGCATGGTCTGCATGACGATGGCGGCAATGTCTTCGGGCGTGAGCGCCGGGCCGATCGCGGCGATGCGCTTTGTCTCGGCGTCCAGTTCCTTGGTGTCCGAGTCGCGCGCCTTGATCAGCAGTTCCTTGTGTTTGTCGGCCAGTTGTTGCTTGCACTTGGCCAGCTCCTGCTGCAGCTGGGTGCCGGCTTGTTCCATGGCCTGGATCTGGGCTTGTGCCTGCTGCAGCGCCGGGTTCTGCTTGTCGTCCTCGCCGCGCATCTTCTTCAGGATGGCGTCCTTGTTGCGGAGGCTTGAGGCTTCCACGATGGCGTCGGGCGGGATGGCCAAGCCCTTTTCTGCCAGGCTGGCCAGGATCTCGAACTGCTCGGACTGCAGCGTGGCAATGTCGGGACCTTCCTCGATCACGATGTCCACGTCCAGGCCGGACACCTCGTTCTCGATCTCGATCACCTCCAGCAGCCGCGGGTCGTTCGGCTGAATCTGGCGCTGCTGCATCCACATGGCTCGGACTTCCGGCTGCATCTGGGCCAGCTTGTCCTGCACCGTCACCCGCTTGTTCAGGCCCACGAACTTGACGTTGCGGTCGTCGTCGGTGACGCGGACGAACTTCTCTTCGGTCCAGAACTGGCGAACGCGCATCCAGGCGGCCTCGTACACGTCGCGGCTGAACTGGCGCAAGGCATCGGCCAAAGGCTCGATCTCGACGCTGCCGCCCTGCATCTGCGCCTCCAGCGCGCGGCCGGACTGCTGGCCTGGCGCCTTGCCGGCCAGTGCCGCGTTCGGGCCACTCCGGTTCATTTCCGAGACGGCCTGTTGCATCAGGGCAATCTGGCCTTGGGCCATGTCCCCGGTCGGCAGCACGCCGAAGTCCTGCATCCACACCGCGCCGCCGTTCAGCTCGACGTGACCGTCAGGCTTGGCCAGCTCCTGCTTTGCCTTGGCCGCATCGGCAACCCCGCTCTTGGTGCCGAACGTCTGGCGCTGGCTCATCAGGTGCAAGGCCTTGCTGCGGCGCTTGTTGATCTCGTCCTGGATGCTGATGTACGCCCGCACGTCGCCGTATCGGTTGTTCTCGCGATCCACGTAGGCTGATCGCATGATCAGGGACGACACCGACCGGCCGAACTTGTCCTTGTAGGGGCTGACCACCGGCTTTTCGATGAACCCGCCCTTGGTGAAGGTGGCTACCATCCATTGGTCGTCGTGCAGGTAGTGCATCTGCACCACCCGGACCCGCTGGCGCTTGCTGTCGACCCACTTGGATTTCGGTCGGTCGTCGTAGGTTTCGGTCCCCACACTGCGCAGCGTTTCACCCAGGGCGCCCTCGTCTTCCTTCTTGGCGTCCTTCCAGATCACGATGCCCTTGTAGGCTGCATCGCTGAAGTCGGCCTCGCTGCTGTGCGGGTCGTAGACCAGGCGGTCCCACGGAACGCGCTTGAACTTGATGTCAAGCTCGCCGTTGGGCATGGTTTCGACAACCACATCCGCACCGCCGAAGCCCTCCACGATCATGTTTTCGTAGACGTTCGAGCGGATCTCATCGAAGTCGTTCTGGTCGGCCACGAACCGGAGTGCGTCAGTGGCTGCGCCGGCGGTCTGCTCGTCCTGCGGGTTTCGTGGGAATGCCTTCGGGTCGGAGCGCTGGCGGCGCTCGATGCCCCGCATGATCTCGACCTTGGTTTTGATGTAGTTGATCGTCAGGACCGGCTGCTTGCGCTTCGCCAGGATGCGCCGCTCTTCGGTCGTCCACTGGTCGTTGTCGTAGTAGTCGCGGTCCCGCTCGGCCAGCTCCCGGGCTTCGCGGGTCATGTCCTCCGATTCCTCGAAGTAGCGCACCAGCATGCCGAGGTGGTCGTCGTACTCCACGATCGGCGAGGACGCGGGCTGCCCCGTGACCGGGGACTCAAAAGGCGTAGCTTTGTCAGCCTGGGCCAGAGTCGCGTCGATCTTGGGGTTGAGGACCTGCATTTAGAGGGGGTTTCCTTGTTCGTCCACCAGGGAAGGTGCGGTTGGCACCCGGTTTGCCTTGCGCCGGCGCAGCTCCACGAGCAGCAGCTCTGGTGGCGCCATGTGGTCGTTCGACTGCTTCCGCTCGCTGGCTTTGAGCTGGGCCAGTTCGGTCTGCTCTTCTGGTGTCATTGCGCAGCCTTCGGTGCATTGGCGAATGCCTCGATTGCAGCCTTGGCCGCCTCTGCGCTGGGGAAGGAGCCTGCCTGCCACCGGCTCAGCACCATCACGGCGCCGTCCTTGCCTGGCACGATGGTGGCCAGCACTGCGCCGCTTTCGTCACGCAGCCGCTCGGCGCTGCCGTCTTCATCGGTTTTCCAGGTGTTCATGCTGTTTTCCAGTCGTTTTCGTCGTCGCTGTCCTCGTTGAAGGCCTTGTCCCAGCGGTCAACGAAGGGCTTTTGTTCTTTCACTGGGACGATTGCCGGGTGGGCGTCGTCCAGTGCCCGGCCCATCAGGGAGCTGTTATCCACGTCGTCGTCGTTGCGGCCGGCGGGAAACTTCAGGTGCTCGTCGATGTCTGCACCAGGCTCGAACCACACCCGGCCGCTCGCGGCGCGCGCCTGGAATCCCCGGGCGCGTGTCGGCTTGTCGGTGATGCTGCTCAGCCACTCCATGCGGCAATAGACGTTGCGCTCGCGCATGCGCCGGGTGAGCATTGGCTGGATGGCCTTCTGGATCACGCCAGCCTCGCCGAACCAGGCGAAGGGCTTGTACCGAGCCATCAGGTCCAGCTTCTTCTCGATCCACACGTCCGCGGTAGTCTGGCCGCGCCATCCGTCCAGCCGGTACAGGTCGCCCAGGCTGTCCACGCCCCAGATCCGGTGCACCGTGTAGTCGCCCCCGCCATCCGTCACCGCGTAGTCGCTGGTGCCGTAGATGTTCAGGTGCTTGGGCTTGACCTTCCATTCCTTGAACCACTCCCGCTGGAAGTAGGTTCCTTCGTCCGGGCTCGGGCTCTGCTGGTAGAGGGCCGACCAGTCCCGTTGGCTGATGGCCGACTTGATTCGCAGCAGCGCCGGAGCGTCGTACTGTTCTGGCCAGAGCGGCGCGTCTCCGTCCATGGCCGGCAGGTTCAACACCTCCCAGCCCTCGGCCGCGTGCTCCTTCAACAGCCACCCGGCCAGATCATCCTCATGCCAGCGCGTCTGGATCACCACAATCTTGCCGCCGGGCATCAGCCGGGTGTAGGCGGTGCTGGTGTACCAGTCCTTCAGCTTCTTGCGGATGATTTCGCTGTCGGCGTCGTCCCGATTCTTGATCGGGTCATCGATCAGCATCAGGTGCGCGCCGCGGCCGGTCAGTGGGCCGCCGACTCCGACTGCGTAGTACGCACCCCGCTGCTTGATGGTGTGTTCGTAGCCGCCATCGTCCCCGTTGACATGGAACCGCTTCGAGCTCTTGCTGTCGTCTGCCAGCGTGACGCCTGGAAAGATCCCCTGAAACTGCTCTTCACTCAGCTGGTTCTTGACCTTGCGGCCGAAGTCGTCAGCCAGCTCCTGCCCGTAGGTGGCCGCCACGACGTAGTGGTCGGGGTTGCGCCCCAAGTACCAGGCCGGGAAATACTCGCTGGCCAGCATACTTTTGCCGTGCCTGGGTGGCATGAAGATCATCAGCCGGTCAATCTCGCCGCGCTCCACCTGCTCCAGCTTCCTGGCGATCATCCGGTGGTGCCTGGCGTCCCTGTAGCCAGGCCACTGGTATGCGGCGTAGCTGATCAGCCGGGAAAAGGCAAAGTCTTCAGGTGTCGGCACGGAGCGCGGCGCCGACTGCTGCATCCCGTTGCTCCTTGCTGGTGATCTGGATAGGTCCGCCGTCCGGGCCGCTGACCTCCACAGCCGCAAGCCTCGGGTGCATGTACGGGGCGCAGGCCTTCGCCGCCTCGAAGCGCAGTTCCAACCGTGACTGCAGGATGCGCTGGTCCTCAATCTCCGCGCTGGGCTCGGTGCGCATGATCTCCAGCATGAACTCCAGCGGGGTCAATCCCTGCTCTGCCGCCTTGTCCGCTATCTCCCGTGTGCGCTTCGTGGCTGAACCAGTCCTGCGGCCGGCGTTCTTGCGCGCGCCGCCCCGCCCGTTTGATTCTTTTGAATTCTTTGATTTCGTTTGATTCTTTTCAAACGGATCAGTGGCCACGTCGATACACCCCTGGCATGGTCAGCCCGCCGCAGTACGTCCCGACGGCGATTGCAATTGCGTTCAGCTTCATGGTGTCCCCTTTGAATGCCAGCGCATCCGACTTACCCCGGTGGGGCTGCGCTGCTTTGGCGGTCCGCACTCGTATGCCCGCCCTGCGAGTGCGACAGGTGAAGGGGCCAGTAGCCCTGCGGTGGTCGTGGCAATAGGTGCGCCCCAGAACGCCGGCTGATGCTTGTAGGCGTGTTGTCCGGCCGGGAACGCGGAAACGAAAAAGCCGCCCGGCATTGCTGCGAGGCGGCTTGTGAAAGCGTCTGCTAACCATGCAGACCGGGCAACAGCCATTACTGGCTAGGGTGATTAACCCCTGATCGAGCGTTGCTCCCCATTGGCCAGATACGAGAAAGCCCGCCGATCTTCCGAAGGGCGGGCCTTGTTGTTTGTTCGCCAGGATTCCACTGGCGGCGGGGATGTAGCTGGTTAGTGCTAATCACGCTTGGGCAGCCAGTCTAAGACTAGCCGCCACGGCGCCCCTCTGGCAGCAACCACGCTGCACGACTCGGTTTAATTCCGTCGATTTCGACAGAATTAG